CCCCACCAATGATTCTATATAAATCACCGATAAGTAATGGGTCACCCATCTTTCTCTTATCAATTGAAAAATAACTTATAATATCCTCAACCGAAGTTTTAACAATCTCGGTTTGGTTACCGTTTTTGTCAATTACCAAGTCGACTTCCATTCCCATATCAATAACTTCACCGCTTTGAATTTCAAGGAAATCATTTACCATTCTATATTCTGAAAGATAATCTAAAATATTATTTTTTAAAGTTGTGGACACTGAGTCGGTTAAATTACCATTTTGGTCATAAGATAATAGTTTTATTTTTATCTTATTATCTTCTTCCATAACATTAACCTTTGCCGGTGCTCCAAACGTTGACGGCATCGTTTCTATTAATGATTTATAATCATTTAATGTAACCGCTCTATTTTGTGCTGCAAAGTTATAAGCCACCATATTTCGTATTTCTTCAATAGAAGGTTGGTCGGCCCCACCAATTGCCGGTGTCACATTTGTCACAATTAATGATTGTGAAACTTGGGAATTTATTGATGAATTTGGTCCTAAAATATTAAAATCAACATTATCGACACTAGTGATAACATCTACACCTAAATTGGTATCTTTTCCGCCACCCACTCTATATTTTATAAACAATGTTGTATTTGGTTTTGGTAATCCACCTAATGAAAGATTGTTCAGATAACTACCAAGGCTTACTTTCATATTTCCAGTAATGTAATTATCCATATTATCTAATGGATTTACATTACCCGAACCAAATGTCAATGAGAAATAATTTTCGGGCGTATATTCAGTTACAAATTTATTTGTAACATTAATATATGTTCCTGATTTAAGATTGTCCTTATCTGATGATGATGTTGGGTCGGGTACAAATATTTTATCTTGTATTAAAGATTTTACTTCGTACCATTTATTTGTTGTTGAGCTTAAAAATTCAGATTCGCTTGGGTTATTTAAAAAACTAGTTCCGTCTTTGTGTATTACCCCAGTAATTCCTAATACATTTTGTTCAGGTAAAAAAATTTTTAAAAATGGTTTTTGGTCTACTTCGGTTATTACTTTTCTAAAAATCCTTGCAACACCATTTACAACCGCTTCTCTTTTAACTATTGAATATGAAATTAACCTATTGTTACCATCAAAATTTGGAATTTTTAATCTATTTGGTTCTCCTCTTTTGTTAAATGGGTTTGAAAAATCAATATCATCAATTGTTTCAAAAGCTTGTCCACCTCCCGATACTTGTGCTCCAGATTTTATTACTCCCAAATATCTCTCATCTTCTTTATCTCCTCTAACGGGTACATTAATTGTGAAATCACATAATGCAACTGACGGTCTGTTTCCGGGTAATCTAATACCGTATGTTTTTGCAATGTGAAAAAGAGATTGTCTTTGTTGAGCAAAATCTAACATTGTTTCTTGCCAAACCCTATCAATATGAAAATGTAAGTTATCAGCAACCGCTGCGTTTAAATCTAAAAGAACTGAATAGATTGATGCGTCATTCGTATTTTTAACTAAATCCGGATAATATTGTTTAGTTAAATTTACCAACTCTTGTCTTAGCCCCGCGAAGTCTCTAGTCGCATATGATATTTTCTTACTCATGTTATATATTAATAATTATAAAATCAGACGAAGTGAATGGTTCGTTATTTATATCGTAATCTATTCTTACTTTAGCGGTATAAGGTTTTGTGGAATAACTTGAAACTCTAAATAATCTTGAGTCCTCATCTTCACTCACACTAACAGACTCGTCTGGGTCTTGGTCAGCCGCAGTAACAGTGATTGATTTAATTTCTAAATTTGGAATAAACTTTCTAACCGATGTTCTTATTTCGTCTTCTATTTGGTTAAACGTAATTTGGTCATTTGGTTCAAATATAAATTCATATAATCTCGTACCAAAATCGGGTAAATAATATCTACTACCCTTTCTAGTTAGAATGAGATGTATTAAATTAGCCCTAATCTCCCTTTCGGGTATTTCCGTCATATTAAAAAAATCTCCCTTGGGGCTTTGTCTGAATGGAAAATCTATACCGTATGATGCCATACCAATAAATATAAACAAAGATAAAATAGTAATAAATAAGAAAAAGCGGTCGGCCGCGAACCATTAAGGGAGCCACCCAATTTCTTTTTATAAGGACAATGTCTACATCCCGAATTACAACAAAACCCTCGTTTTAAGTGAAACTCCTCAGTAAAAACATATTTACCGTCCTCTATATAAAAATCAGAAGGGGAAAGTTTTCGACCATCCCCTTCATAATTATTTTTATTTTTTTCGTTATTTAATTTCACATCCGCCAGATGAACAAGCCAACTCACCACTTAAATCTGTGTTGTCTTGATGTTCAATAACTTTACTTAAATCAATTGAATGAAGTTTTGAATACAAATTATCATATTCTTCTTTAGTACAATCAGTAAAAGGTGCTTGAATGTAACTTCCATTATCATACGGAAGTACCGATAGTCCATTATAGAAATCTCTATTATCCCACATCCACTCACCAGCTAATTCCCAATCTTCAGGTTTCAAACTAATTGTGGCAGACACATTGTGCATATTTGAACCAGTTCTGTGACCGGGTTTAATCCATTCTTGAGTAATTCTCTTAACTCTTTCTAATAGTTGGAATGGACTTTCTGTTCTTAATATTGAACCTTCCGGTGCCTTTTGTGGAACAGAAATAACCGCAGTATCGTGTGGTCGGAAGAATTCATCTTCAACCAATTCAGGGTGGTTATTTAAAAAGAAACCATATATCGACTCATTCTTTCCAACACGAATTCTACGAATGTAATAATCATTGTGCCAAGCGTGAATTCCTGATGATGTTCCTAACGTTAATGAAGTTGTTCCCGCTGGTTTAACGGTTGTCATTCGAGCTGATTTATTGATACCAATAAGTTCCGCAACTCTTGTATTTTCTTCTTTTACCGCCTTTGCAGCTTCTTTCATGTTATAACCTAAAACCACACCTGAACCAATACCTGTCATAGATACACCAATTAACGCATCTTTTTCAGTTGTTCTTTTCCAAACATCTCTTAAATAATGGAAATCTGTATAACCCGCCTGTAATGTTCCAATGAACGCCGCAGCTTTAACACGAGCATTTAGGTCTTCTTGTGATTCAATGTCAGATACGTTAACCTCACATAAATTACAGAATTGATTTGGTCTTAATGCAATTTCACAACATGGATTTGTTCCCCAATCTTTATCGTTTGTAAAGTAGATACCAGGCTCACCTGCTCCTGAAGCTTCAACACGTTTCCATAAATCTAAGAAAAATTCTTTCGTAATCTTATGTCTAACAAGTGCCGCTGAGTTGTTCGCTCTACCTCTTTGTGGATTTTGTTCCCACCATGAACCTGATTTACAAGAAATCATTTCGTTGTCATCAGCACTAAATAATGAGATAAGTGCTGCTCTACGGATACCACCAGCTAACACAGCGTCTGCAATATGACAAACCATATCATGAACTTCAATTGGGGTTAATCTGTCACCATCTTCTTTTGCACTTAACATACCTTGTAGTTTGTGAAGACAATCTTTTAATGGTTGAGGTCCTGGTGCTTTACCACCTGATGTTACAAGTTGAGCACCTTTTGGTCTAATATCCGAAAAATCAAATTCAGGAGTTGATACTTGTTCTCCAAAGTATGATTTAAATAATACTTTAATTGCATCCGCCCATCCTTCGATTGAATCTCCAATTAAAAATCTTCTGGTTCTGTTTGGATTTGGTTTTCTAATCTCGGGTAATTTTTCAACGTGGTGTTTTTGTACCGAATACCCAACACCCGTTCCACCTAACAATAAAAACATTGCTTCAGAAAACGCATCTAAATGGTCTATTGGTGTGTAGGCACAGTTATAAATTCTATTTGGTGAAATCTCAATTGGTTTACCTCCAAATTGCATCGACCTCATTGATGGTAAAACTTTTTTGTTATAAACATATTGATAAACATCTTTAATTTCCTTTTTTAATTTAGGGAATTTTTTAATGTGCATATTCATGTTTCTTGTTACCAATTCATCCCATGTTTCTCTTCTCTGTAATTCGGGAACGTATTTAGCGTACTTCATGTATACTGTTAAATCCGATAATATTTTTTGTGATTCGTCCATACTAATTAATTATATTCTTGTTTTGTTTTTTTATTTTACTTTGTTATTAATTTTCACGATTCAAG